CGTTCTGTGACGGACATAGCGTCCAGCACTTCTTTGTCAGTGTCAAACCAGTACGCAATCCTGTGGATTACCTTTTCAAGTTGGTTGATACGATCAAGGGCAGCTTGAGGTGTTTGCGACTGCGATAGTGAAACCATGTTACGTAGGTTTTTTTTAATTTGTCTGTTGTTCACGGTTAGATTCCTAAGAATAGTGTTGAAAAGGAAAGCGCTGCAATTATGCAAAGTACCAATATGTCGAGTAGAATAAAGCGGATTCGGTATTTCATAAGAAAAGGTCCTCTATGTGGCGAACAAGATATTTCCCGCCACTGCCAACCATTGCCCGAAAAACTTCTTTACCGTTTGGCGTCTTTACATAAACGCCCGCCTCGGACCAACTAACATACGCACAAGGCATTTTCTCAAGGGCCGCTACCATTGCCTTGACGTCTGATTTTGTCGTGATGAACGTTGTCATAATTAGTACCCTTGAGTGAACGCCCCACTGCGGGGCCGATAGGGAATCAGTACCTGCACCGGCGACATGTTGCAAGCGGTAAATGCAAAGTGTTCAAACCTACGCCGGGTCAAGTATATTGTATACATATATAAGAATCAGGCGCAGGCGTATAGGTCGAAACACCATTGAGAGTCAATAGGGGCTGGCAGGCCCAAAAAGGCCACCTAGGGGGCTGACTCTAGTTCCCGTCACTGTAGGTCGGAAAATTGATTCGGTGTTATCTAAGCGGAATCTTCACTTTATCACAAAAAAGTGATCGAATGTTTCAAGGGGTTTACATCACCTGATTCGTTGTGGTAAAAATGGGGGATGCCGAATCAAAAGGTACCTATGCGTTGTGTGCATGGCAGCTATGACTTGACTCGCACCTTAAAGGTTGTCGTAGAAACGAATCAAGAAACGGCGAATCGTTCGTCGGCGCTGCGATAGATTCGCTTGGGAGTCAAGCCATGACAAAATGTTTACGCTAACATATGAATTCTTGAATGTTTACGCTAACATATGAATTCTTGAATGTTTACGCTAACATATGAATTCTTGAATGTTAGGGCTAACATGCAGTTTATTGAATGTTAGGGCTAACATGCAGGTTATTGAATTTGTGACATTTCGGCCACACCCACCCCTCCGTGGGAATTACAGACACCCCTCCGTGGGAATTACAGACACCCCTCCGTGGGAATTACAGACACCCCTCCGTGGGAATTACAGACCCCACCAGCGAAATTAGCCGTTGACCCCACCGTGGAAATTATGTACGGTGATTCTAAGTTACCCCCGCAGTAGAAATTAAGGAGACCCCTACGATGGAAAATATTATCAAAGAGATCGAAGCTATCCTGTCCGACGTAAAAGATGTCAGAGCTCGTACAGGGGAATATAAGCATGATATTGATCGTGGTATTAACGTGAACCACACCCCTAAGTATGACACATCTGTGACCAAGCAAGATAAGGTCAACAGTCTGTTTGAGTGTCTCGCTGACGCAAAAGATGACATGGGTCGTGTGCAAGACAGCCTCAAGAAAATCAAAGATAGGCTTGACACCCTTCTTGATGTCGTAGAATATGAAGCTATAGCACAGGAGATTCGCTAACATGGAATACAACATCAACAAGGACAACAAGCTAAACATTGGTGACACCCTGTCAGATAAGTCTGGCAACAAGTTCACCGTGATCGACCAGCGGCACAATAACAACCACTCACAATATGCCTCAGAGCTTCTAATTGAGTGCTACGGTGGCCCCCGTGAAGGGGTATGTAGGTGGGTTCCATATCAGTTTGCAATCCAATACAAGGATAAAGTGTGATGACACTTGAAGAAGCCACACAGATGCTCAGAGAGCTTGGAAACATCTATGCTGTCGCACTGGCAGAGAGGGGCCACAACATTGACAACAAGACTGACCTGATGAACGGTCTTGCGGCATACTACATGTTAGACCTCGCAGCAGAATTTGACTTTCTTGATGACAGTGTTGACAAGGTAGTAAAGGTCGTTTACGAAGAGGTTAGACGTAAACTTAGCCCTATCGGAATTGGAGAATAATAAAATGATGACAGCAGTGTATTACACCAGCACTTTCAATGGGGAGAAAGTCTTGTTGGCTGCCTTCCTAATGAAAACTGACGCAGACTTATTCATTAAATCACAGACGTTAATAAACAATCTGGAGACCCAAGACCTGCCCACTGAGGCATACACTAACTTTAGCAAAATTAGAGGTTACATCCAATGAAGAACTCAAACAAACTCTCCCCGGTCGTCTCTGAGACAGAAAATTACATCGTAGGGATGCTGACTAAGTATGGCATCACACGTCTGAACACAGGGAAGACCTACAACATGGTAGATGCCTTAGCACGGGCCAAGAAGCTGAACAGTACCTGTGAGCCTGAGCTTAAATACCTTGGCGGGGAAAGATATGTGGCAGTTACAGTTTACGAGTGATAATAACTGTTGACCACTGCCACAGAAACATGTTACTAAAACTCAGACGCCTACAGAATCATACACAAAAACTTGAAAACAAAGGATAATCAAAATGACTACCACCAATATTAACACAATGGCAAAAGACCAAGTGGAAGCGATCATCAAAGCTAAAGGCTCTAAGTTCTCCACTGTGTCGTTTATCAAGGCTGACGGTAGCATCCGTGTTATCAATGGCCTGTTCAAACCTACTAGCAAGATGGTAGGTTCTGATCGTGGCATGGCTCAGGGTGAAGCTATGAAGGTCCGTGGACAGGTCGCTATCTGGGAGGTTGCACAGGCTAAGTGGAAATCATTTTACGCTGACAAAGTTATCAGTGTCACATGACCCCACTCTTATGCCTCGCAACTGCTATCTACTTCGAGGCTCGTGGAGAAAACCTAATGGGCCAGATGGCTGTAGCTCAGGTGGTAATCAATCGTATGGAAGACCCTCGGTATCCTAATACGATCTGTGATGTCGTTTGGGAGGACAAGGCTTTCAGCTTTACACACGATGGAAAGGGTGAGGCTATGGTACGCACTGAGAGCCGCAGAGAGGCCTACTCTGTAGCCAAGGTCACACTTGATGGGGGTGGTATAGGGATAACCAGTACACACTACCACACGGTCTCTGTAGACCCCTACTGGAATGAAATCTTTGAGCTTGACGGGGTTATCGGAAGTCACGTATTCTATACAAACGAATCACCTTACAAATAAGAACTATACAAAAGGAATAAGAAAGTGAACTTAGAACTTGAACGACACTTGAAAGAAATGGGTATCCTGTCAAACAGTTTTATTGAGGGGCTTGACGGGGTATCTAACCAACGATATGTAGTTCTCACTAAGGGCCATTTTAATGACCCCCGTGATGAAAACGGAGAGGTAAACTTCTGATGCCTGACCAAGATGACCCCTGCGACGAAATGATGCCACCACCTAAACCTAAAAAGGTAAACTAAAATGATTGAATATACAATTAAAGTAAACACTGATGGCACTAAGTATTGGTACCTTAACGATAAGCTACACCGAGAAGATGGCCCTGCTATTGAGTGGGACAATGGTAATAAGTATTGGTACCTTAATGGTAAGCAACTAACAGAAGCAGAACATAAAGCTGCTACTTCACCTAAGGTTACTTGTAATGGTAAAGAAGTAGTGATTGATGGTATTACTTATATTCTAAAGGAGAGTAAATAAGATGATTGAGTATACAGTTAAAGTAGACACTAATGGTAATAAGTTTTGGTACCTTAAAGGTAAGCATCACCGAGAAGATGGACCAGCTATTGAGTATAATGGTGAGAAGTCTTGGTACCTTAATGGTAAGCAACTAACAGAAGCAGAACATAAAGCTGCTACTTCACCCAAGAAGCCTACTTGTAATGGTAAAGAAGTAGTGATTGATGGTATTACTTATGTACTAAAGGAGAAGTAAGATGATTGAATATACAGTTAAAGTATACAATAATGGTAATAAGTGGTGGTACCTTAACGGTAAGCAACACCGAGAAGATGGACCAGCTATTGAGTGGGCCAAGGGTTATAAATACTGGTACCTTAAAGGTAAGCTACACCGAGAAGATGGACCAGCTATTGAGTATAATGGTGATAAGTTTTGGTACCTTAAAGGTAAGCTACACCGAGAAGATGGACCAGCTGTTGAGTGGGCCAATGGTAATAAGTATTGGTTTCTTAACGGTGAGCGACTAAGAGAAGCAGAGCATAAAGCTGCTACTTCACCTAAGGCTACTTGTAATGGTAAAGAAGTAGTGATTGATGGTATTACTTATGTTCTAAAGGAGAAATAAGATGGCACATAAATCGGGACAAGCCCCTCAGATTAAAGCAACATACTTGGACCACATGGGTAGTGACCTGTCAGTAGTTAATGCAGCCCGAGTTAGCTTCGGTAAGAAATCCTATTGTGAAGAGACACGGTGGGTAGAGATGGGAGATTGGTCTGGTGATATGCCCGTTATTAATGCTCGTGACACTAGACTCGTCAAGTACCTAGCAAAGCACGGCCACACCAGCCCATTCGGCCATGCTTTTGCCTCTTGGCACGTTAAATGCCCACTGTTTGTTCACTCCCAACTCGTTAAGCATAAGTTTCTGAGGGTCAATACCGTCAGCCGTCGATACACAACTGAAAACATCGAGTTCTATGTCCCAAAAGTCTGGCGGGGTAAGTCTGCCGACAAGAAACAGGGTTCAGAGGGTGCGGTCCATACCGATGCCGACCCAGACTTCGTAAACCACACTGCACTTCGTACCTACAACGAAATGATTGCGGAGGGAGTAGCACCTGAGATGGCCCGCATGGTACTTCCTCAGTCCCTAATGACCGAATTTTACTGGTCTGGCAGCCTAGATGCCTTTGCTGCTATGTGCCGACTACGCTGCGCCAGTGACACACAGTATGAAAGCCGTGTCGTGGCGGACCAGATCAGTGAGGGAATGCGGGAACTGTTCCCCGTGAGTTGGTCGGCTTTGATGGGGGAGGGGTAACAGAATGTCTATGGATAGAGACATGGACTACTACAGAGAGGATAGACTAATGACTAAACTAGAAGAACTCAAGGCTGCAATGGATGCTGCTTTGGCCACTTATGATGCTGCTGCTCGTGCTGCTGGGGCTGCTGATGCTGCTTATTTTGCTGCTTATGCTGCTTATAATGCCGAGCTAAACAAGGACCAATACTGATGCCACTATGCTATAAAGACAAGACGTTCTGTGCGTCTGATTGCACCAACACAGCCTGCCATAGACACTTCGGGGAGGCTGAACGAGATGGTTCACGTAAGTGGTGGTCCCACGACCCTGACAATGCACCTATTGCTATGGCTGACTTTTCAGGTGTCTGTGAGGATTATATAAAAGGAGAAACAAAATGAAGTTCACTAACACAAACTCAGCTGACTCTAAAATTACTTTAGAGTTCAATGCTGACCTAATGAGTATACAGGAAGTGTTGCAACAGTTTACATACTTCTTGAGAGGGTGTAGCTACATTATAGACTCAGACCAATACATATCGTTGGAAAAAGATGACTGAGTATACACCTGACAACTGGGTCATTCTTAAACTGAAAGGTGATGACCCTCACTACCGTGTTCTAGGAGGGTGGAGTGGCGGTTACTTAGATGGTGGTAGCTGGCGAATGAACAGCGGTATCATTCGTGTTGACGATGCTGACAGCCACTGGTTCTTCTACGGTAGCTCTGGCTCTGTGTATCGTTGTAATAAACGTTCTTGTATGTTAAGGATGAATAACGCAGGGGTATGGACACGACTACAAGAACTTCACGGTGATAAAGTTGAAATGGTGCCAGAAGATACTGACTGGTTGAATATGGATTGGATTATCAAATGACTAAACTAGAAGAACTTAGGGCTGTAATGGATGCTGCTTTGGCTACTTATGAGGCTGCTGCTCGTGCTGCTGAGGCTGAGGCTGATGTTGTTGCGGCCGCTTGGGCTGCTGAGGCTGAGGCTACTCGTTCTGCTGAGGCTGCTTATTCTGCTGCTTCTGCTGCTTATGTTGCTTATGCTGCTTATTACACTAAGCTAAACAAGGAACAAACAAATGGCTAAAGACAAACTAGACTTACGTTCAAGCAGCATACTGTCTGTTAAGTTCGCAGAGGTGCTGAAAGATTATCAGGACGACTACGAAGATGAAATCGTCGTTGTTACACTGCTAAACTATTATAGGATGTGTAGTGGGGATGAAGACTTGCAGTGGGCCGTTGAACGTGTACTGCAAGAGTTCATGCCACCAAATAACTTCCTTGATTGGCAACGTGCAAGAGCTTTAGGAGAGCTTGCTGAGTTAGATAGGGAGGAGATTGCAAATGACTGATAAAGAAAAGACACACTACCTCGTCGTAGAAAAGGTGACAGAACATGAGGATGGCTCAGCCACCTACACGTTTGACATGAGTGACGACACCAGAGGCATGTTTATAGAGGATGGTGTCAAGCTAATGCTGATGTGTGCTGCTGCTGAGATTAGTGTAGAGGATGCTTTTGATATGATTGAGAGTATCGTAAAAGAAAGGATCGTAGAAGATGCTAAGTGAGATTTACAAAGAACTAGAGGGATCAGGGTCAATTTACGACTTTGCTGATGCTGTCGTAATAGTTCGGCTGAGGGCTATCAGAAACATGTGGATTACAGAAAGTGAACTCCTAGTCAAAAAGAAACGGTTGACAGAGGGGCAAAGGGAAGACCTTGAGGAGCTAACTAATGATATAGCAGCAATTAACCGTGTGCTCGGTTTCTTAACAGTGCCGGAGGAAGTGTGGTGAGCTATAGAGTAGACGCAGTGACTAAAGAAGAGTGGGCCGAACGGGCATTTACCGCTGAGAATAGATTGTCCCTTTTGGAGGGGGAGCATAGGCTGATGTCGTTAATAAAGGAATGCCCGGACATCACCGTCGAGGAGGTGATGTGCTTGATACTCGAAAAGCAAGAGTACTTCGATCAGGAGCCTAAAAATGCTTAACGAAAAACAGATTGTAAAGATGTGCGAGGCCCTGTCTTACAAATACAACAGCGAGAGGCACAGGGAAGACCTACAAATGGAGGGCATTGTTAAATGCTATGAGATACTAGCCACAGAACCTGATGCCCATCCAGCGAAGCTACATAGGGAGGTTAAAAGGCGACTGCACGACTACCTCAACCTCGACACGCAACCCGTGTCTATCCCGAAGCACAGTCGGTCACGCAGACTTACTCGTAACATCAACGATGGTGGTGCAGGAGACATGTCGGAGAAAGGTTTTGAGTGGTTGAAGTTGGTGATACAGGCAGAAGACAGGCCATATGACGAAGACTATAGCCTGAGCGACAAAAATCAGGCTGGTGATTACGAGAGGAAGGATCACAATGACTACATCAAAAGTGTTGTAAGTAAGACACTATCTCCCACTGAACTGCTTGTCATCAAGCTCAGGTATTACGAAGACTTTACCCTAGAGGAAGTAGGTGAGGTCATTGGTACTAACAAGATGTGGGTATCAAGGCACGAAAAAGCAGCACTAAAAAAGCTAGGTCGTACCTTGATGTAACAATTCGTGATGTTACAAAACTCAAAAAATGTCCCTATAGGTAAGTACAAGGGTTTTACAAAAGTCTGTAACTTAAGTATTGACTATCGTTTTCACACTCACTAGTTAATAAACATAAGTTAAAACGAAAGGATAGACGATGGATGACGATGAATGGTTGGCTAAGGTGTCGCCAAATAAACCAGAGTGGCAGTACCATGAGATTTGCCTGTGGTTGCCACATAAGCCTGAGACTGTAGAAGACATCGCCAATGATATGGTAGCAAATGGCTTTAGGATCGACCGTGCTATTGCCACACACGAAGGCAAAATCCTTGATGGTCGTCACCGATATGAGGCTGCACTTAAAGTTGGTGTTGATCCAATCTTTACTGAGTTTCAAGGTACTAAAGGGGAAGCTATTGCTTATGTTACCTCTGAGAATGTTGCACGACGACACTTGAATAACAGCGAGAAGGAGTATTTCTACGTTAAACGTGCTGATGCTCTTGGGGTAAGGACTAGGGCGGATAATCAGCATGTGACAAATGTCACAAGCACTCCATCCCAAGAAGATCATGCAGATTCACTTGGGGTTAGGCGTGAAACGGTCAACCGATGGGAAAGAGACCGCAAGGAAATCAAGTCTGACCCTGAACTGGCAGCTAAGTCCACAACACCACAGGGCTACCAAGAAGCTAAGAAGGAGGTCCAGAAGCGCCGTAAGGCAACTAAAGAAGAAGCTAACAAGATCGCAAAGCTGAAGTCTCTTGGTGAACGGTCAGGGGCTGAAAGCTCTAACGTAGACAAGAAACTTGATAAGTACCGTGAGCAAGGGGTTGATGTAGATGCAGTAGAATCAGAAGGGGAAAAGGACCGTGCAAGAGAAAAGTACCGAGGGCAACAACGGCCTTTGGAGGAAATGGCTAACGAGATTGCGAAAATCCTCATCGACTCCAAAGACTACGATTTTGTCGCAAGCCTCGCAAGAGCAGCCTACCCCAAACCTGGGGAACTTGAACACGCCTATAACATCATCAAAGCAGAGGGAAACTGAAATGGATAACGTAACGACTTTTAAGACTATCCTAGACACACCTACCTCACTTGTCGTGGTTGACCAGATGTCACCTAGAGAAGCCCTCTCAATGCACACAAAAGTAAAGGGTCAGGGTCGGGGCGCAGTTAAGGCGTTTGTCAAAAACGATACGGCATATGATAGCTACCCAAAGTATTACTACGCCCTGAAGAAGATAGGTGTCGTGCCTTTCAACCCACGTGGGCCTAAAGTTACATCGTCCCCAAGCAAAACTGACCTTGAGTTTCGTATCCAGCAACTTGAGTTGCAAATTGCAGTATCGTCTATCACACCAGCCAAACGTGCAGTAGAACTTCTCTGCTCAAGTATGGACAACATCAGCTACACTTCACGTAAGTTCTTGTGCAGCGTTGTCCAGCGTAATTCTGCCACCGTGTCACCTAAGCAAGAGGCATGGTTGTCTGGACTTGAGCAACAGAGCTCTTAAACAACAAAGGAGAACCACATGCCTGAACATGCACACCAACCCTGCCCCTACCAATCTTGTGGCTCTTCTGATGCATTCAGTTACAGCACTGAGGGATACGGTAAGTGCCATGCCTGTAACAAAAGCTACCCCTCCAGTGGAAATATGTTCGACTGGGCGAAAGAGAAATACCCAACAAAAGGAGGGGGTGATTTTATGTCGTTTACACCAAAGCTGATCGAGGATGTATCAGATGGTAATTATGTCAACATGCGTGGCATCAACACCAAGACTATGGAGGACTTCGGTGTACTGACGTGGTATGATCGTCAGGAGTACGTCTACCCCAGCGGGGGAATTAAGGTTCGTAAACTATCAGAGAAAGGCTTCTATGCTAAGGCAGGGTTCAAGGGTGACGAACTCTTTGGTATGAACCTGTTTACGGCGGGTAGCTCTAAGATGGTAACCATCACTGAGGGTGAGCTAGACGCCCTCTCAGTGGCTCAGATGCTCAAGAGCGGCTACACCAACCCTGTGGTCTCCTTGCCCTCTGCTACGCCCTCTAAGAAGCTCTGGGAGAACTGTGCGGACTGGCTTAATAGTTTCGATAAGATCGTCCTGTCGGTAGACAATGATGATGCAGGTAATGCCCTTGCAGATCGTGTTGCTAAGTTGTTTCCTAACAAGGTATATCGTGTTGACCACCGACCGTACAAAGATGCCAATGAGTTCCTACAGGCTGGCAAGGCTGCGGACTTTAAGGGTGCATGGTGGAATGCCCGTAAGTTCACACCTGAGAACGTAATGAACAGTACACAAGACTTCTTGTCGTTGTATAAGGATACCCCTGAGCATCAATATGTCCCTACAGGCATCCAAGCACTAGACGATAAAATCTTGGGGTTGATGCAAGGTCACTTTACGGTGATTAAAGCGCCAACAGGTATCGGCAAGACTGAAGTTATGCGGTTTTTAGAGTACAACATGTTACAACGTAAGGTTCCTATTGCAGCGTGGCACTTGGAAGAAACTAAGTTAAGGTCACTGCTTGGCCTTGTGTCTTATGAGTGCAACGACAATCTGACACGCAGAGACTTGATTGATCTGAAGGGGGCAGAAGATCAGGTGGTTGAGGCTATAGGTAAGCTCACTGCTGACGAAAACTTCTATCAGTTCTACATGACTGACGGACAAGGTGCTGACGATCTTATCGACCAGATACGTTACTTTGCTGTAGCTTGCGGGGTTAAGTTCGTCTTCTTCGAACCCATCCAAGATGTTCTTGTTGGATCGTCAGAGGATAGCAAGGAACAGATGTTGGCCGACTTGTCTGTGCGACTATCTAAGCTGTCTGCTGAGTTGAACGTAGGTATCGTCACGATCGCCCACACTAACGATGATGGACAGATGAAGTATTGTCGTATGATCGGGCAGCGGGCATCAGTCATCATTGACTTGAAACGTGATAAAGAATCTACAGACCTACAGGAACGTAATACTACACACTTCACTATCGAAAAGAACCGACCTTGCTCTGAAGAGGGTAGCGCAGGGATGATGCGGTTCAACACAGAAACATTTACACTAAGCGAGGTATGATATGAAACAATACGTTTGGGACATTGAAACCGATGGTCTATTAGATGTGTTGACCAAGATTCATGTTATTTCTTGGCAGGAGGTAGGGACAACAGAAGTTCACCACACACACGACTATGACGAAATGCGTGAGTTCATCGAAGGGGCAGATGTTCTAGTGGGGCACAACATCGTTCGCTTTGACATCCCCGCAGTGGAGCGTGTGCTAGGCATCAAGGTTAAGGCTCGTTTGATCGACACCTTGGGTCTAAGCTGGTATCTTAACCACGATCGTATGAAACATGGGCTTGAGGGCTACGGAGTGGACTATGGGGTGCCTAAGCCTGTCATTAAGGACTGGAACACACTAACGCCACAAGAATACGCCCACAGGTGCAATGAGGACGTTAAGATCAACAGTCGTCTGTGGCGTGATCTCCAGATCAAGTTGAGCCGCCTCTACAAGGGGGAGGATGTAGATAAGGAACGTCTTATTGATTACATTACCTTTAAGCTGGATTGTGCGAGAGAACAGGAAGAACTACAGTGGAAGCTAGATGTAGATAAGGCTCAGCAAGCCTACGACGAAATAATGGTACTTAAGACTGAGAAGGTAGAGCAACTAGCAGATGCTATGCCCAAGCGTATCTTAGAGCGCATGGCAACAAAGCCAAAGGTTATGCACAAGAAGGACGGAGAGCTATCATCACACGGTGAGAAGTGGGTGGCCCTCTGCAAGGACTACAAGCAGTCTGTGACTACGATAGGTTTTAAGGTTAAGACTGGGGAGGAACGTGGAAACCCTAACTCTAACGATCAGGTAAAAGACTGGTTATTCTCTTTAGGGTGGGAACCACGGACATTTAAGTTCCTACGGGATAAGGAGACGGGTGATGAACGACAACTTGAACAGATTAGAAAAGACGGGGAGCTTTGCAGTAGCGTTAAGCAACTTGCTTCTGTTGATGCTGCTGTTGACCTGCTGGATGGCCTTACCGTTCTTACTCATCGGGCTGGAATACTTAGGTCGTTCCTAGAATGCCATGTAGATGGTTATCTTCAGGCGTCAGTGGCAGGGTTTACCAACACGTTTCGCTTCAAGCACATGAAGCCTCTGGTTAATCTACCCTCTGTAGATAAGCCATACGGCGATGTGATCCGTGGGTGCCTAACATGTCCTGAAGGTTACGTTCTTGGTGGTGCTGACATGACTAGCTTGGAGGATACGACCAAACGACACTACATGAAGCCGCTTGACCCCGACTATGTTGAACAGATGAGCAAGGAGGGTTTTGACCCACACCTTAACCTTGCTGTGTTTTCAGGCGAGCTAACACAAGCAGAGTATGATTTTTACGGGTGGTTTGAGAGAGAATATAGCTAGAGGTCTTCTTTGCCACAACTGTAACAGGGGCCTTGGTTTGTTTCAAGATAAACCAGAGTCATTAGAAAGGGCTGCTAAGTATGTTAGGGAACACGATGACACTTGAGGAGATGAAGGCTCTGCCTTTTGAGGAGCAAAAAAAGATTTATAATCGCATCAAGGCAGTTCGGAAGCCGTATAAGGTTGTCAACTATAGCAGCCTATACGGCGTAGGAGCCGCTAAACTAGCCCGTGAGACGGGTATGAAGCAGAAAGAGGCTAAGACCCTGCTGGACGCCTTCTGGTCCCGTAACTGGGCCATTGAGAAGGTCTCAAGTACGCTTCGTACTCGTGAGCTATTTGGTGGCATGTGGCTAAAGAACCCTGTGTCTGGCTTCTGGTATAGCCTTCGTAGTGACAAGGACAGGTTCAGCACTTTGAACCAAGGTACTGGGGTGTTCTGCTTTGACACTTGGGTTTCTATCTGTCGATTAAGTGGCATCAAGTCCATTGGACAATTCCACGATGAAATTATTACCTTAGTAAAAGAGGGGGAAGAGGGGAATGTAGAGAAGATCATGCACGAAGCTGCAATCAAACTAAACGAAGAGGTCAAACTCAACGTGCCACTTGGGACAGATGTTCAATTTGGGAAGACTTACGCATCTATCCACTGAGTCTTTTTTGCAACACACGCAGTAAGATTTACCCAAACTTAAAATAAGGTGGGGAATCAGTGTTACAAACTCTAAAAAATGTCCCTATAGTATATTACCAACACAGTGCTGTAAACCCTACAGCTTAAACAAAGGAAGACCTAAGTATGACTAAGCACACAATGGATATGGTTTTGGAATACGCTAAGGTATTTGAGGGCAACCGAGATATGGGTAGCGATCAGAACAGTGCGGCCAAGAAGGCAGCAAAACACAACGGGCAGTATGTAGTAAACGCCTACTTTACTGATGAGTCTCAAATCGAAGAACTTCTTTCGGCTGGACTTGATCCTAAGCCTCTGGGCAACGATCGCATCAAACAGGGTAATAACTTTGGAATTGGTAAGTACATTAAACTTGCCCGAATGCACGACCACGTTATGACATTTAAGGATAAGAACGGTAACGACACAAAGGTAGACTTCGGTGGAGCGCCAGCAGTTGTCAATCTTACAAATGGTGTCGAGAATAAGGCATGGTGGAAATTTGAAGAAGACGGAACCCTTGGTAACGGCACAAAAGCTAAAGTGCAGTTTGAGATTTATGCCAGCGGTGCAGGTGTTCGACTTAACGCCATTGGTGTTACAGATCATGTCGCATGGGAAGATAACTCAACCCCAAGTGAAGATGATAAACTGTTTATGATGGATGATGTTACATGAAAATTACAGTCACGGTAGAATGTCAGGAAGACTTTGATGGTTTTGACGGGGAGTATGCCTTTTGTCGTAACGATATTGAAGACCTATACCAGCTATCAGCCTTGTTTCTTGATGCCACACGAGGCATGGGTTACGACGGGGTAACTGACGTAGGGTTCGAGAAGACAGATGGCACTGTCTTGTTTGGGAGTTTCTGATGACTAAAGGCAAAGTGCTGATTGACGGTGACATCATCGCATATCGTGCAGCTTTTGCCAATGAGGGCTTAACTAAGAAGGATGCTTTGGCAAAAGTTGACGATCTTATGGATTTTATTATCGGTGAGACCGTTGACTTTCCTTTCCCATCTGATAGTGATTACCAGACCTTTATAACAGGCTCAACTAACTTTCGCTTTGACATTGCTAAGACAGCCCCCTATAAAGGTAACAGGGCAGCAACTAAGAAGCCTGAGCATCTAGGTCTAACTAGAGGTCACTTAATAGATAAGTATTCTGCCATTATTAGTGTCAATGAGGAAGCTGATGATCTAATATCTAAAGGGGCCGCAGCACTTAATTATAATTGTGTTGTCGCATCCATTGATAAAGACATGCTACAGATACCTTGTTGGCACTACAACTTTGGCAGGAAAGAGTGGAAAAAAGTTACACCAATAGAAGGGACACTGTTCTTCTATACACAAATCTTAACTGGGGATAGCGCCGATAACATTAAGGGCCTCTATGGAATTGGCCCTAAGAAGGCAGCTAAGCTGTTAAAAGGGTGCGACACAGAGGAAAGTATGTGGGCTGTTGTAATCAAAGCCTACGAAGGGGACGTTACTAGAATCATTGAAGGTGCAAGGTTGCTATGGCTAAGACGGTACGACGAAGAAATGTGGGAGCCGCCTCAAACGCCATAAAGAATGGCTACCGATCTGGTTTAGAGGATCGTATTTCTGAGCAACTAAAGAGATTAGGTGTCCCTTTCGAGTATGAGAAGTTCAAGATTAAGTACGAGGTTCCGACTAAAACCTACACCCCAGACTTTCAGTTACCTAATGGTATTATAATTGAGAGCAAGGGGCGGTTTGTGGGTGTAGACAGAACAAAGCACCTTTTGGTTAAGAAGCAACACCCAGAGCTTGACATACGCTTTGTGTTCAGCAATAGTAAAGAGAAGATAAGTAAGTTATCTAAGACGAGCTACGGTGACTGGTGTGACAAACATGGCTACTTGTACTCTGACAAACTAATACCAAAGGATTGGATAAAAGAAGATGGGAAAAAGGAGTGATTATGTTAGAGTTGAACGTGACTTCTCTGGTGAGAAAAATCCGTCTTACGTCCACGGACACAACTGTCGTGGTCAGAGGTCAACAGAGTATGAGGTTTGGGTTGGCATCCGATACAGGGTTAACAACAAGAACGCCAAAATCTACCCTTATTACGGGGGTAGGGGTATCACATACGACGCAAGGTGGGAAGACTTCTCCGTATTTCTTGCCGATGTTGGTTGCCGACCTTCAGGAGAGTATAGCCTTGACCGTGTAGATAACAGCAGGGGATACTTCCCCGACAACGTAAGGTGGGCGACAAGAGAGCAACAGTCCCGAAACCGTAGTAATAATGTGATTTACGAAGGTGTGACCCTTAAAGAGTGGTGCCTAGATAGGGGCTTTAACTATAAGACAGTCTGGCGTTGGGTTGTGCAAGAGGGTAAGACCCCTGAGTTCGTAAGGTATAGAGGAGAAGAACTTTGGGGAAAAGGTCTGATTACGTAAGACGAGACAGGGATACCTACTTTACGCCACTAGCTGCCGTCGAGCCATTAATCCCACACTTGCCTTACACGTTTGACTACGTAGAGCCATGTGCGGGAGATGGGCGACTAGTGCAACACATAACTGAGCTAACGGAAGGTCATGGTGATTGTCTATTCCAGTCTGACATTGAACCTAGAGCTAGTCACATTAAAAAGAACGATGCCTTAGACCTTGACTTTGGTTCTTATGGTGTTATGGATTACTGCATTACAAACCCACCGTGGGACAGGAAGGTACTGCATCCTTTTATCGATCGATGGCTTGACATCTGCCCCACTTGGCTATTGTTTGATGCAGATTGGATGCACACTAAGCAGTCTGCAATGTACATGACCTATTGTGCAAAGATAGTAAGTGTTGGTAGAGTTAAGTGGATTGAAGGTAGCAAGAGTGTGGGTAAAGATAATTGCGCTTGGTACTTGTTTGATGGTAATGTAGATGCACCTACACAGTTTTATGGAAGAGTATTATAATGAACTTTAAAGATTACCAAGAGAAGGCAGTCAAGTTTGCTATCTACCCAGAGGCTTACAAAGTAATCTACCCCACGCTGGGACTTTGTGGTGAAGCTGGGGAAGTAGCAGAAAAGGTTAAGAAGCAAGTTCGAGACGGTAACTTTAATCGATGTGAGGTCGCTAAGGAACTAGGGGATGTTCTTTGGTATCTGGCAAATCTTGCGAATGACATTGGCTACAGTCTGTCTGAGGTTGCGACAATGAATGTAGATAAGCTACAAAGCCGAAAAGATAGGAATGTAATTAGCGGGAGTGGTGATAATCGTTAGTATTGAAAACAATTCTATGTATCTTGTGATGAAACTGTTAGACACAGATTGTAAATAAGGAAGGGTCGTCGTTATGAAAGTTGAAATTACCCCCGGAATGGAAGACGATATTATTATAGAGAGTTTAGTCGGGCTTATCTACAGCCTTTCTAAATCAAGTAATGATGTGTACGAGACTCCTGCAAACAAAGTTCATTCTCTTAGTGCCTTGCTGACCACACTAAGATACTACACGAATGAAAGTGATTTTAACGAGTTGACAAAGAACCTGAAGATTAAGCTCAACCCAAGCAGGAAATAACAATAATGATTAGCAACCACCTTCCCACCGACTATCAATCTTTTATTCACAAGTCTCGTTATGCACGATGGCTTGATGGAGAAGGCCGCCGTGAGTCTTGGAGTGAGACAGTCTCCCGTTACATGGACAACTTGGTAAAGCCCCTTGTTGGTAATGACAGCTATGTCAAGGACATTGAGGAGGCTATCCTTAACCTTGAGGTGATGCCTTCTATGCGGGCCTTGATGACCGCTGGCCCTGCCTTTAACCGTGATAACACGGCAGGATACAACTGTAGCTATATGCCAGTAGATGACCCTAAGTCTTTTGATGAAGCTATGTTCATCTTGTTGTGCGGAACAGGTGTTGGCTTCTCTGTTGAACGACAGTTCATTAGTAAGTTGCCAGACATCCCAGATGCAATCTTTAAGAGTGATACGACCATCGTTGTTAAGGATAGCAAGGAGGGCTGGGCTAAGGCGCTACGACAGGTCATTGCACTACTGTATAGTGGTGAAGTACCAAAGTGGGATGTATCTAAGGTGCGTCCTGCTGGGGCCAAACTGAAGACCTTTGGTGGCCGTGCTAGTGGCCCTGCACCTCTGATTGACTTGTTTAACTTTGTTACCCGAGTGTTCACTGAAGCTAAGGGCCGTAAGCTATCCTCCCTTGAGTGCCACGACATCATGTGTAAGATTGGTGAAGTCGTAGTTGTTGGGGGTGTTCGTCGCTCTGCTATGATCTCTCTGTCCAACCTATCAGACGATCGTATGCGACATGCTAAGTCTGGCAGTTGGTGGGAGAACAATCCACAACGGGCCTTGGCCAACAACTCTGTGTCTTACACGGAAAAGCCTGATAGTTTGTCGTTCATGCGGGAGTGGATGGCCCTAGTAGAAAGTGGGTCTGGGGAACGTGGTATCTTTAACCGACAGGCATCTAAGGTACAGGCAGCTAAAAATGGGCGGCGTGGTAAGACCGTAACAGTTACATTCGAAGACGGGTCTACAAAAACCTACAAGGGGAACGAATTTGTTGGCTCTAAGCTGGCAGTTGACCTAAAGGCTGGGGATGATGTCTAAGATCACGGTAAGTCAATACGAGGACAAGGCTGAGTACCTACGACAGTGGAGGGCTAAAAACCTTGA